GCGATCTCACGCAGCGCGGTCGTGGCCTCATCGTTCACGCGGCCGCCGGTGATCTTGGCGAACCACTCCGCGAACGATTGGTTCTTCAGCGCGTCAGACATCCGCGCTCCTCTCTCCGTGCTCGTTGGCGTTGGCCTCGACGATGACCGCGAGCACGGACGCGATCGCCTCAAGGGACATGGACGGGAGCGCGGGGAGGGTCTTGATCCGGTGGGTCTCGTCTTCGATCACGAGGTCGAACAGGCCGTCACGGAACTCGACCGAGATCGCGATCCGGCCCTCGGTCGCCACTGCGCCGAGCTGTCCGATCCGGTAGACCGTGTCGAAGATCGCGCCGGGGATGGCCTCGGTCTGGTGGGCCGGGCGCAGTCGCGCGACGCGGTCGCGCTCGTCGGCGATCAACCGTTGCGTCGGATCCAGAGGGACCACGCGGCCGCTGTTCACGCGACGGCCTCCACGATCGGCACGATCCGGAACTGCCCGTGGCTGATCGAGAGCTCGATCTCATCGGTACGGGTCGCGGCGGTGCTGAGGACACGACCGAGAGCGAACCGCTCAGCCGCTCGCTGCTGGGCGTAGACGGCGACGAGGGCCCCGTCGGTGAAGACGTAGTAACCGTCCCCCCGCTTCTCGACGGCGATCTGGATCACGCGGCGCCCTCCTCGGGAAGCTCGCCCGAGGCACGAAGAGCGGAGAGCGGAGAGGTGCTGGTAGACCGCCTGTGTGGTGATACCGCTCTGCGCCGCGATCTCCCTTGGAGAGCGACCCTGTTGGGCGAGCTTCAGGACCATCTCGCGCGTTTCTCCGCGGCCCCTTAGGGCGCCACCCCTAATCCGTTCGGTCACGCGGCCAAACTAGACGGGATTCCGACTCTTGTCAAGAGACTTCCGGCCACCTAGGCTCACATACCGTCGACCTTGGAGTGGAACATGGCTGATAGCGCTGCAACCCTGTCTGAGCGCCCACCCGCTTGGGTGATCCTGGCGGAGAACGTCTACCGCGCTCGCACGAATCGGCACCCTCGCTGGTCCCAGGGCACACTCGCCGAGCGGTCTGGGGTCAGCCTCACCACGATCAAGGCGATCGAGACCTGCCGGAACTCAGCGGCTCCGCCCTACTCGACAGGCAGCGAGAACATCGAGCGGCTCGCCGCTGCACTCGGCCGATCACCCGAGGTGCTCTACTCTTGGCCGCCTCGCGCCGGAGACTGGCCTACGCCCTCTTACCGAAGTGGGAAGTCGAAGCGGTCCTCACGGATGTCCTCCTCCAACCAACCTCCTCTCGCTGTTGTGCAGTAGCCCCAACGTCTGACCAGCGGAGTTGCGCCTAAGCGGTAAGGCACTGATGATGGCCGCGACCGTGAGCGCTTCCCCACAGCCGCTCAGGGCGGTTGGAGATGGGTCACTGGAGGGGCTCTGGGCGCTCCTGGACGCCTGGAGCGATCACCTCGTCTCCCGTGGCATCGCCGATGCGACCCGCGACCAATACGAGCAGTACCTCCTGCGGGCGCTCCGTCGGATGCGGGCTGCACCGGAGACTGTCACGACCCGTCAGCTCGAGGGGTTCATCGCGGGCGTGCCCCAGAAAGGGTCGAGCCGATCGGCCTACGTGTCCGCCTTCCGATCGTTCTTCCGGTTCGTTCACCGTGAGCAGCTCCGGTCGGACAACCCCGCCGTCGACCTTCGGACCAAGCCGCCGAAGTACCCGGACCCCGACTACTTCGAGCCGGAGGAGGCGAGGCGGATCATCGAGGCCGCGACCATGAAGCATCCGCGCCGTGGGTGGGCGATCACGCTGCTCTTCGAGACGGGCGCGAGGATCGGCTCGGTCGCGGCCGCCGCGCCGACCGACATCCGTGACGGCCGGATCCAGCTCCGGGTGACGAAGGGCGATCGGCCATACTCCCTGCCTCTCACGCCGGCGGCCCAGGTCGCCGTCCGCGAGCTCGAGGCGATGATGGCGCCAGATCAGGCGACCCTCGTTGGGGTCAAGAAGGAGCGCCTCGGGCAGTGGTTCCACGCGGCGGCACTCACGGCCGGCTTCCCGCCGGGCCGGGTCCATGCGCACCTCGCTCGGCACACCGCGGCGACCCTGTTCTACCGGCGGACTCGCGACGTGATGGCCACCCAGCGCTACCTGAACCACGCCGACCTGTCCCAGGTCATGCGGTACGTCCGGGTCGCCGACGACCAGCTGGCCGAACCCCTCATGACCTCGATCCTTGAGCCCGACTGATGGCCCCCGGCACTCGCCCTGACCAGGCCTTTCGGCCGATTCGGATGTCAGACCCAGCCGCTAGAGTGGGCGGTGACGGTGGGTTGCCGGAGCGGCCTAACGGGACGGGTTGATACCCCGTTGAGTTCACCCAAGAGCTCCGTGGGTTCGAATCCCACACCCACCGCCGTACCACCCTCAAGAGCTCTTGGGACCTCGTGAAAAGACAGGGACCCCCGCGAGGGGGTCCCTGTCTCATTGAGTTCTCCCAAGAGCACAGTCATCATCGCACGAATCGGGGTTCACCTGTGTCGGACGTTCGGGGGATAGGCGTTGGTTTACCGACCGATGACCGATTGCCCGGGGCAATCGTGGTCGGGGTAGGGTGCTGCATCGGCACAACCCGAGGAGGCGCCATGACAGGGATGCAGACCGACTCCGACAAGCCTGGCAGCTCGCTGCTCATCGTCGTCGTGCTCCAAGTGTTCGCGCTCCTCGATCTCCTCGGCGGCGCAATCCTGTTCTTCAACGCGAAGACCACATCGGTCACCGGCTTTACCGGCGGCCTCGCCGATCTGAGTCCGACGACCGCTGAGAGTCACGATTGGGCCACGGGCCTCGTGTACCTCGCGGCGGCGATCTTCGCTGCAGCATTGCTCGGGGGGTTCGCACACCTCATCGCCGACGTCCATGATCTGAAGTACCGGACCCCCGCCGGCGACGAGAGACACTGATGCGGTTCCTAACGAGGCACGTCCTTGGCGCCACACTGCTCCTCACTGCAGCCTGCGGTGGGTCGACAACGGTGGTCGTGACGTCGCCGGCCGCGGCGCCGACGACCTCCAGTTTCGCGTTGCCGTCCCCTTCCACACCCGACAGCGTGATCTTCACCTACGAGATCCAGGCGGACACAGGGCCAGGCCTGCCCGAGAAGCCGATGACGATCACGTACTCAACGGGCTTCGGCACTCGGACGGTGCACACCACCGATCAGAACTGGTCTCGGAACGTCGAGATCGAGAACGGCGCCGACATCTACCTCTTCGTCCAAGCCTCAATCTTCACCAGCGTCAGCTGCGACGCCGACAGTCTGTTCGCACTCAACACGCTGAAGGGGCGCGAGGATGTCGCCCACGGCGGGTGGACCTGCGAGGTCAAACGTCGGAGCGTGAGCTGGTAACCCTGGGGACATGACGAAAGACCCCCCGACTCCGGGTACCGAAGTCGGGGGGTCTTTTCGTGGTGCCTCTCGCGAGGTCCTACTCGGCCGGGTCGATCAGCTCCGCGGTTCCGAAGCTGTTCGCGACCTTCGCCTCCGAGCTGTTCTTGTCCATCCGTTCGTGTTGGTAGCCCGCCATGCCGGCCATCCCGACCGCGGTGAGTACCTGGCCCCACACGCCGGCGAGCGCCGTGGTGGTCGACAACGCCGGCACCTGAGCGACGAGCGCCGCGGCCAGGTTGATCTGGAAGGCCAGGCACACGGCGATCGCGATCACGAACGCGGCAGCGATCCACAGGATCTTGAACCTGGGGTCGTCGTCCTTGTCGAAGTAGCGGATCCCGTCGACGAGCTTCGTGAGGCCCGTTGCGAGCGGACCGAAGACCACCACGAACGCGGCGATCAGTGCGAAGACCGGCGCGAGCTGTCCGACATCGACAGTCGTCTGTCCGATCATGCTGTCCCCCTTTCTGTTGTCCGTTCCTTGACGATGTCCAGCTCCTCGCGGAGCTGGAGGTTCTGCATCTCGAGCTCACCGACGCGCTGCGTGAGGCGGCCGCGTTCGGTCTCGAGCTCCTCGATGCGGACTCTGTTCCGCTCCGCCTCGGCGGCCACCGTTGCGAGCTCGTCGACCCGCTGCGCGAGCGACGCGTTGTCCTCCTTGACCCGATCGAGCTCAGCGCGGAGCGACTCGATCACGCCGCTCTGGACGACGACGGCGCCCTCCGCCGCGGTCACCGCGATCTGGCCGGCCTCGCGCGGGGTCTTCAAGATCACGGCGAGGCCGGCGACGACGCCGCTCACGAGCACGCCGACGGTCACCGCCTGCGTCAGGTCAAGCGCGAGGGCGAGCATCGACGACCCTCCCCGAGCTGCGGATCGCGTGGACCCTGTAGACGGCGATGACGAACAGGAGTCCGAGGATCGCCACGGTCAGCCACGTTCCTGACAGGGATCCAACGCCGAAGCTCGCGAAGACGACGACCTGGACCGCGGCGCCGGCCGCGATCAAGCACCACCCGCCCGCCTCGAGGTTGGCGAGGGGGCGCCGTGCGATGAACGAGATGAGGAGCAGCGCGCCGGCGATGCCGTACATGACGGCCCAGACCGAGTCCCATGGCGCCGCGATCGCGTGGATCGGGTTGCGGGTCGGATCCCGGAAGAACCCGATCACGTTGGCGACGGCCACCACCGCGATCCAGGCGTCGCCACCTCGAGCAAGGAGTCGACCTATCCAGCGGGGCGCGCGCGCCCTCATGGTTTGCCGTTGATGGCGACGATCCGTGCGATGGCGACGACGTGGGCCCAGTCGCAGTAATAGCCGTCGATCGTCGGGCGGATCTGCGTGCCGACGCCGAGCGTCGCACGGTGCCAACCCGCCGGCGCGACCGCGTCGTGGGGTTCTGCGTCGATCACGCGACCGCCGAGTTGCCCATCGAGGTAGGTCGAGACGTGCGGGATCTTCCCGCTGGGCTCGCGACGGTGGAAGATGCGATCGCCGGGCTGGATCTGCGAGCGCTCGATCCACAGGAACCCGTCGCGCGGGCCGACCTCGTGATACTGCTGATCGGCGTTGTGCGGCAAGTAGATGCCCTGGCGGCCGTGCGACCACTTCGTGTCGCCGCTGCAGTCGGCGAACCCCGAGGGAGGCTCGTAGCCGAGCTTGTACTGGGTCCCGAGAACTGTGAGCAGGTCCTCGCAGATCCGCACGCCGAGGTCCTTGGACTCGACGAAGATCCGCCGGAAGACCATCTTGAAGCCGTCGGCGAGCGACTCCACCTCGACGAGCTCCCCGTGATCCAGCAGCGGCTCGAGGTAGCGATCGACGATGTCGAGCGTGCGCTTGGGCCCGGGCTTTCCATCCGGTCGCACGCGCAGCGTGAACCCCTTGCCGCGGTGGAACCGGAGCGCGTCGTGGCCGTGGACCCACATCCGGGCGAAGGTCGGGGCGCCGTCTGTCCACTGCGGGTCGCCGTCTGCCTCGGCACGCTGGTAGCGAGGATGATCCATGCTGGGGTCTCCTTCAGGTGTGGGGACAACGGACTGGGGGTCGCCGACTACGGAGTGCCGGCGTGGACGCCCCAGTAGCCCTGGAACTCCTCGCTCACGACCTGCTCGACCGTGCAACTGGTCGGGCTGAGCAGGTCGCCGTCGCCCGAATAGTCAGCCTCGACGAGGTAGGAGCCGGGCGAGCCGAACGTCAGGTCGATCGAGGCGCTGCCACCCGACACCGACACGGTGCCCTGCGACACGCCGTCGATGAAGAACTCGACCGTCCCGGTGATGGTCCCGGTGAACCCCGACGCGAAGATGTCCGCCTCGAAGTGCACCGAGGCGCCCGGCGTCGACGGGTTCGGCGTCGGGGTCAGGTTGCACGACGTGAAGACTTCCGCGAGGAACATCGCGAACGCGGCGATGATGTCGCCGGTGTTCACGACGGGGCCGAAGGTCCAGTCGTAACTGAAACTCGCGGGCTCGTCCCCCACGTCGGCGAAGTAGACGAACCCGTCGTCTGCCACAGGGGACGGGGAAGGCGTGCCGCCGAACGATGCGCCGGTCCCGGAGGCGAACAGCGCGACGTGCGGGTCGCCGCCGAAACTCGTGGTCCCGGTTATCTCGCGGTCCGGCCCGTGCGACCGGTCCGAGTTGAAGACGATGAAGCTCTCGATCTCGCGCGTCGCATCGGGTGTCCACGAAGTCGCGACGCAATGGTCGCCCCCACCGCTCGTAGCCGGGTTGAAGACAGACCCGCTGAGCGTCGAGCCCTCGGTGCCATCGGCGACACGCGACAAGAACTGCCCACCCAGGGCCGTGTTCTGCTCCGTCCACCCGGTGAGCAGGAAGCTGCCGCTGAGCACACCCTCGAAATAGATGACCAACAGGTCACCGACCGAGTACGACGGCAGGTTCGGGGCCGTGGACCCGTTCAACGTGGTGAACGCGTAGTCGTTGAGGGTCGCGGTCAGTCGCCGCCACCTCCGCCGGAGTCACTCGTCGAGCCGTCCTGGATCCGGTCACAGATCACGTGCATCGTGCCGTTGCCCGGCGGGTCCCCCTCGATCGAGTCGACCACGGCTCGGATGAAGTCGCCGCGCTCGAGGGTCCCGTTGACCACGTTGTTGGAGTGGCCATCGTGTTCACCGTCATCGACCTTGGGCATCTTCGCGTTGTCGCCGTCGAAGACGAAGGTCGATCCGTTGATCTTCACGTCGAACCGTGTGGGCGCGCCTCCGCCGGCCTTGTGGTTGAAGGCGACGGTCACGCGCCGGATCTCGTAGTCGTCGTCGGAACGGTCGGGGATGGGGTAGACGCCCTCGGACACATCCCCGATGAACGTGAACGTGAAGACGTGACGATGCCACGCGGGCCGCCGGCCGGTCGGGGTCGCGTCCGGGTCGTCGTTGCTCCCGGGCGCCGTCGCCGGTATCCACGCTGAGCTCGAGCGGTGGTCCGAGACGTTCTTGACTCGGCCGTAGAACCGCGTGTCCTCGCTGAAGTCGGGAACGTCCAGCCGGAAGAAGTGGTGGTGATGGTGGTTGTGGCGGCTCTTGCGAACGAGGCCCCAGTGGACGAGGCCGGTCCCGTCGAGGGACAGGTTGATCGGCGAGAGGTCATCGGCGTCGACCAGCTTGAACGTATGGGTCGTCTTCGAGTCGACGAGGTAGAGCTTCCAGGGCTTCACGCCGAGTGGGAGGGCCGAGAAGATGTTGGCGATCAGGTTCGACTCGTCCACGTTGTCCTGGCTCACCATGACCGGGTCGCCGTCGTTGAACCCGTGCGACGTCACCGTGAACTTGTCGTCGCTCGCCGTGGCGGTGAAAGCCTTGACCGGGCCGAAGTCCTCGTTCGTCCAGAGCTCGGCGATCGAGTGGGCGACCCGCTCGTCGAAGAGCTCGTCGTCGTGATCGTCCGGACGCGAGTGCCACTTCAGCCGGATCCCGTGGGAGGCGCGAAGGATCCGCACGTCGTTCGGCGCCGGCGGCGCGTCCTCCGGCGTCCCGATGACGAAGTAGTCAGACCACTCCGCCTTGCACGACTTCGAGGTCGCGCGCACGTGGTACCGGTAGGCGAGTCGGCCGTGGATGTGGTGGATCGTGATGTGGACCTTGTCGTTCGGGTCGCCATCGTCCTTGGCCGGCACCTTGTGCCGCGAGCTCGTGAACCAGTCGGTCCCGTTGCCCGAGATCTCGAGCTCGACGTCGTAGCCGTTGACGTTCAGCGGAAAGCCGTCCGAGTCGACGTTGACCTCGACCCAGTGCAGGTCCGCCTTCCAGTGGTTATGGCGCTTGTGGCCGTGGTGGCGGTTGAAGACGCCGTTCAGCTCGGTCGCAGAGTCCAGCTGGCGAGGAGCGTGCGGGCACGGGTTGTGTACGTGCACCTTGTGGTGCCGGCGGTGACGATGGCCCTTCGTCCGCTCGCGGCCCTGTTCGTTGCCGTGGAACTTCTGGGTCGTCATGAGCCGAGCTCACCGTCCTCGGAGTAGACGACGGTGACGAAGGTGTGCTCGTCGTCGTCGGGGAGCAGGACCGTCACGCCTATCTCCTCCACACGAACGACCGAGTCGAGCTCCCAGCCCGGGCGAGGCGACTGCCGGGTCACGAGGTCACCCACGTCGTAGTCGTCCAGCGACGGGCCCTCGGACAGGCGGTAGGTGAGCTGCGAGCCCACGATCGCGGTGGGAGACAGCAACCCGCGGGCGACCTCGAAGGCGTCCTCGGCCTGATCGGAGTTCGCTTGGTCGAAGTCCTCCAGGAGGCCGTAGAGGTCGCGGGCCGCAACGTCGACGTCTTCCTCCAGGGCGGGATCGCAGTCGCCTTCGGCGAGCCCCACGCCGCGCGTGACGATCTGGCCAGCGTCGATCTCGTAGTCGCTCTGCGCGTCGAGGTAGACGGTTCCCGCCAGGATGATCGAGCTCGAGAGGTCCGAGCCGCGAGCGGGGTTGAAGGTGACGAGCTCGCGGTCGGAGGGATCCGACAGCGTCGGTGTGAGCGCCCAGTCCAGACCGTTCGAGAGCTCGGAGAAGTCGTCGAACACGTCGGCCAGGAACAGGCCGTCCTCCGGGCAGTACCAGCGCCGGCGGGTGAGAGAGTCCCCGATGTGGGCCCCGTCGGTGATCCCGAGGTCCCCACCGAGCTCGGCCTGCGTGCGCGAGACCAGGTCCCTGAGGATCTCCTCCTGGAACAGCCCGTACTCGGTGTTGATGTTGGTCGGAAACTCACTCTCGGGCTCGTAGCGGACCTGCCACCGCACGAGGCGATGGGCGAGGATCCCGGCGATCCCCTCCCCGGTCACGAGTGCCTGCTGCTTGGGGTAGGCGGGGTCGACCTTCGCGTTCCAGAACCGGCCGCCGAACCGCTCGGTCGAGTCCTGGTAGATCCGGACGTCGGTCAGGCCCGGCTCGATGTCGGCGCGCGCGGTGCTCGCGAACTTCACCGGGCACGCGATCGACCCTGGCCCGTTCAAGACGTGGCGGAAGTTCAGGCCGCTCGCCCAGGACAGATCGTGGACCCGCTCAGAACCGTCGAGGTCGCTCGTCTGGACGCGCCACGTCACCAGTGGCCATCCACGATCGTCTCGAAGTCCTGCGCGCGCCCAAACCGTCGAGCGTCGACGACGACCTCGACGCGCTGCTTCTGGAGCTCCTCACGGAAGGCCTTGTGGAAGGCCGCCTCGAGCCGGTCGTAGTCAATCGCGTCGGAGCCACGCAGCGCCACGGTCGCAGGGCTGGCCACCACTCCGCCGTCGTGCATCTGGTTCACGCGTTCGAGGAACCCGAGTCCGACGTGAGCCACGGCACTGCGCCGGACCACGAACTCGCCGCGCTGCAGCACCGCCGGGACCTCGTCGGAGGCGAGCCGACCGCCCGAGTGCATCCGTTTCACCATGCCGCCGGAGTGCAGCACCAGCCCGCCGGTGTGGTGGCGTTCGTGGCGGGTCACGATGATGTCGATCTGCTTGGAGCGGGGGAGGCCGTCCAGCTGCGAGCGCAGCGACTCGACCTGCGTCCGTGCGCCGTGATCGTTCAGGCGCACGTCGATGCCGAACTGCTTCTTGATCAGGATCTCGAGGAGAGTCCGGATGTCCTTGAGCGGGCCGATGATCGCGTTGGTCAGCTTGGTCGAGAAGCTGTCCGCCGCGGTCTCGGACTTCCCGAACGCCGTCACGATCTGGTCCTGGAGCTTCTTCGGCGAGTCAGCGATCACCTGCGCGGCGAGCACGTCGCCCGACTGCAGAAGTGAGTTGGCGAGGTCTCTCGCGGCCTTGCCGCCCCTTTGCGAGATCTCTAGGAGGTTCTGACCGAACTGCTTGGTTTGGGCGGTCGCGGCCTGGAACGTGTGCAGGATATCGCTCGCGGTCAGGTGCGCCTGGTCCCGGAGCGCCTGAAGCTGGCCAGTGGTCAGGTTGCTCGTGTCGCCGGCGAGGGTTTGCTGGGCCTGGGTCACGGCCTGCTCGAGGGTCTGCAGCATCGACGTCGAGAACGTGAGCGCGCTGCGCGCCTGATCCTCGAACGCCGACCGGGCTTGCTTGGCAGCCTCGATCTGTTGGTCAGCGAAGGCCTGCAGCGCCGCGGTCGTGTCGCCGCCTGCGGACACCGCCTGGTCGAACGCCGCCTGCGCGGCATCGGCAACCTGGCCGTAGCTCGTCGACATCGCGTCAAGGAGCGGGGACGCCGCCTGGATCGCTGCGTTCAGTGGGGCCGCCGAGCTCTTCGCGCGGTCGTTGGCCTTGGCCGCGCGCTCCGTGGCACCAGCGAGTCCATCGACGGAAGCAGCCGTATCGCTGGAGGCCGCGCCGAGCTCCTGCACCGCCGGGATCAGATCGAAGTGCGTGTGGAGCCACTTGTTCGACGCGCCGATCACGTTGTTGATCTGGCCGATGATCGCGTTGACGCCCTTGATGATGAGGTTCGCGGCTCCCTCGGTGAGGAACGCGACGAGCTGGATCACCTTGCCGAGTGCCTGGAACCCGATCGTGACGAGCTTCAGACCCGCAAGGACCGGACCGAGCGCGAGAAGGCCGATCATCACCGCGAGCGCCTTGCCGATGTCACCGAGGATCGGCAACACCGGACCGAGCGCGATCCCGATCGAGCGGCCCAGATCGCCGAGCGACTTCCCGAGCTCCTGCAACGGTGGACCGAGTGCGGTGAACGAGCTCCGGACCTCATCGATGATCGGCTTGATCAACGCGAAGGCCGACGCGCCGGCTCGCTTGATCGTCTCCCAGTTCTTGACGATGATCACGGTCGCCGCGACCACCGCGATCGCGATCGCGGCCACGACCAGCGCGACGGGACCGGCTTCGGCCGCGAGCGCGCTGGCCGATGCAGCGGCGGCCGCGAACCCACCTGAGGCTGAGGCGGCCTCCGCGCCGGCGGTCGCTGCACCCTTCCCGAGGGCCTTCGTCGCGACCTCGGCCGTGGTGGCCGCGGCGGCGACCCCGTTGGCTGCTGCACCAACTTCGGTGACCGCAGCGGTCGTGTTCTCCGCGGCCTGCGGGACGTCGCCTCCGAGGGTCTTGGTCAGCGCGTCGATCGAGTTCGTGAGCGCGTCCACCCCGGCGGCAGCTCCATTGATCCCCACCCCGGAGGCGACCACGCTTGCGGTGGCCTTCGCGCCGGCGGGCGCGGTCAGACCGAGGGTCTCGATGACCTTGCCCCAGGTCTTGGCGAAGAACGACCCGACGAGCTCGGTGGCCGCGACCGCACCGGTAAGAATCGTGAATGCGATCGTCGAGGTCTTGATCGGGGTCGGGATCCTCGTGAAGAGCTCGACCGCCTTCGTCCCGATCTCGACCACCTTCGTCGCGACGGGGATGAAGACCTTGCCGATGGAGATGGACGCGCCTCGGAAGGCCTCGGAGAGGCCACGCTGCGCGAGCGTGAGCTCCTTGGCCGCGTTCAGATCATCCTGGCTCATGACGAGGCCGGCCTTGCGAGCTTCGTCGGCGAGCTGCGCGAGGCCGGCGCTCCCCTGCGAGAGGATCGGGATCAGGTCCTTGCCGGACTTCCCGAACACGTTCATCGCGAACGCCGCCTGCTCTTGGCCCTTCGGGAGCTGAGCGAACCGGTCGCTCACCGCGGCCAGGACGTCGTCGAACGGAAGGAGGTTGCCTTGCGCATCGCGGACCGAGATCCCGTACTTCTCGAACCCCGTCGAGCCGTTGACGATGTTCTTCGACAACGCGCCGAGGCCCGTCGCCAGCGAGGTGACCGAGATCCCGAGCTTCTCCGCTCCAGCCACGAGCACCGACGCGGACTCCGCGCTCTGACCGGTGACGCGCTGCAGGAGCCGGACCTCGCTCGCCCATTGTGTCGTGGCCGCGATGCCCTTCACGATCCCGGCGACCGCGAGTGCCCCAACAGCAACGAAGGCTGGCGCCAGGGTCTTGAACCCTGACGCCAGCCCCGAGAACGAGCTCTGCATCTTGGATGCCGAGGCCTGCGTGGTCGCGGCCGTCTTGGACGCCGTCGCGTCGAACGTCTTCAGGGCGACGGTCGAGGTGCCGAGTCCGGACGTGAGGCCCTTTACATCCGCGTTGACCCGCACCCAGATCTCGGAGACGGTTGCCATCAGGCGTCCACCTCCTTGGGTGGCAGGATCGCGGCGAGCTTGTCGCCGATGTCCGGCTTGCTGGCGTCGATCCGCGTGTATGCGATCCACTCGGCGAGCTCAGCCGAGGAGACGGACCGCAGGAGCTCGGCGACAGGGCGCCCGAGAGCGAGTGCTAGGTCGAAGTAGAACCGTCGCTCTGGGCGCCGTCGGAGTTTCCCTCGAGCTCCGCCACGTCGGTGTCGGTCAAGCCGTTCATCGACTGGCAGACCTCGAAGACGCGATCGAGCCCCTTCGCGGACTTCTGACCGAGCCGTTGGACCTGCGCGTCAGTGAACAGACGCTTGCCCGTCTCATCGACGATGCACAGGGAGCACAGACGCGCCCGGATCCCCTGCAGGTTCACCTGCGTGGTCTTGCCCCGCTGCGAGACGATGGAGTTCTCGTACTGGTCCCGCTGGTTGCCGGTGAGGCTCTTGAGGCGGATGGTGCCGCCCCACTCCGGGACCTCGAGGTCCATGTACCCCATGTCGTCGACGGCGAGGATCTCCTCGGCGGTGAGGTAGCTCGTCTTGGGTGGTGTGGCCATGGCGAGCTCGGTCATCAGGAGCTCGAGTGGGCCAACGTGCCGGTGAGCCGGAACGTGATGTCACACGTCTGCTCGGACTCCACGGGCGCGCTCATGTTGTACGCCTTCACCCACGCGTCCGCCGTCCACGGACCCTCACCGTTGGGACCGGTGATCGTCAGCGTGTCGACGAGCGTGGAGTCACCCTGGGCGTCGAGCAGCGAGCCGTGGTTCGCCTCGCTGTAGTTCACCTTGAACGGGAGCTCGCCGGGGTCACTCAGGGCCGCGATGAACTCCTTGAAGCCGATCGGTGAGGAGTGACTCGTCACGTCGAGTTCCTCGGACGCTGCGCCGAAGGTGAAGTCGCGGGCCTCGAGAATCTCCAGCGATCCCCATTGCAAGGTGTAGCCCTGGCCGATGGTTGCGTCGGTCATCGTCGATCCTTTCTGTGCGCTCGTGCTGCATCGCTCGTGCTCGTGCTACGCGGTCAGGGCTGCTCCCTCAGCTGGCCGCCTCGATCGCTGGGTCGAACCAGATCCGGACATCGACGATCGCGCGAGGCAACGCCGGTGTCGGGTCGTAGGCCTCCCCCTCGTTGTCGACGAAGGAGTGGAAGTCGGGGGTACGGACGCTGTCGAAGGCGGCCGCCACTGCGCGGCGGACCTGCCGAGCTTCGGTCTCGGTCGCGCCCCAACAGCTGAACTCGAACCGGGGACCGCGAAGTCCTGGACCGTCGTGGGTCACCGTCGTGAGGGTCGAGATCCGGCGGTACACGATCAGCGGGTGCTTGGTCCCGTCAGGCTTGCGCACCGGGAAGATGCGGTCCTCGACGAGTGCGGCGACCGCGTCGTCGGTCTCCAGGTGCTCCACGAGGAGCTCCTCGATCGTCACCCGAGCACCTTCACGATGACGTCCTGCACGGCACCGACGGCATCGCCGTGAGCGGCGTCGGCCGCCGGCCTCAGGAACGGCTCGTCGTCGGGTGAGAACTCGACGAAGACGGCGTGGTCCGTGCCGGCGATCACGTCGGCCTGACCGGTCTCACCATCCAGGCGCGACTCGATGTGCAAGGAGTCCCGCAGATCTCCGGTGTCGACCGCCACTCGATCGAGCGCATCCGCGAGGATCGGCTCCGCTCCGGCCCGAGCGGCTGGCTCTGCGCTCACGAGCGCCTCGCCTTCCATCGTGACGAACCGTGCGATGGTCTGGGCGACCCCTTCGACGGTGATCACGACTCCTCCTCGAGCTGCTCTTCGGGACGTTCCTCGACGATCAAGACGGTCCAGCCCGCATCGCCTGCCGCCTGGCCCCAGGAGTCGGCGACGACTCCTCGCACGTCGAAGACCTGATCGCCAACCAGGACGCGTGCGCCTTCGTTGGCCTCGGGGTGCCAGCCGTAGAGGATCAGCTTCTTCGTGCGGACATCGAAGGAACCGTCGCCGGTCCGGAGCTCCGTGTCGGTGTCCGGTGCCGAGAGCTGGGCCGGGACGTCCGTGGCGACATCGAGCCAGTCGTCGGAGACCGAGCCCTCGGTGTCGCGGGTCTTGGTGCTCGCCTGGATCGTCGCCGTGTCCGGGAACATGGCATCGACGGCCGACGGGCCGAAGATCACACGTGCTCCTTGGCGATCGCCTTGATCCCCGCGAGGATCTTCAACTCGTCCTTCGTCACATACAGGGGCGCGCCGTCGGCGCCGACGGCGGTCGTGTAGCTGTAGGGGCCCATCGTCTCGGAGGTCTTCAGCCCGCGGGCGTCGGTGAACCTGCGGGTCCCGATCGCGCAGACGACACCGACGATCTCGGGTGGGACCTCGGAGCTGCCGTGGTCATAGGTCACGAAGACAGTCGCCTCGGGTCCACCCCAGTCCTCGCCGATCGTGTTGATCACGAGCCCGCGCCGCGTGACGGTCGTGAGGCCGCTGAGGTCCTGGATCGTCGTGAACCCGGGGAGCTGGATCGACACCGCTGACAGACGCGTCGCCGGGCGCTCTGGCAGCCACAGACGCCGCGTCCAGTTGCCGCGGAGTTCGACCTCGTCGTCGACGACCTCGGTGAAGAACTGGCCGGCCTCGCGCCGGACGTAGCCCGAGACGACCTCGAGCACCTTCACCACGTGGAAGTCGCTCTCGTCGAACGAGACGCCGCGGTAGTCGGCGAAGGCCTGCGGGGTCACGAGGAGTTCGTCGGTCGCCAACGTCGCCTCCTAGTAGCCGCGGTTCGTGCGCTCAGCGCCGATGTGTGAGACCCAGGGCTCGCCGTTGCCGATGAACGCGAACCGGTAGCCGCGGTTGCGGACGAGCCGGGTGAACCGGGTCTCGCTGTTCGCGCTCGCCGGCCAGCCGATCCGGAGCAGCTTCCGCCGGTAGACGCAGGGGTTCGTCGTGAAGAACTTCCGGTGGACCAGATACCGGAGCTCCCCGCGGTGGTGATGGGTGTAGGCGTTCGGATCCTCTTCGACGATCCCGCCCGCCTCGATCTCCGGGGGGAAGAAGGGCCCTCGGAGCAACGCTGCCTGCGCGACGCGCGGCTCGAGCTCGAGGATCTGGATCAGGTCGTCGAGGTCCACGTCTCGATCGAAGACGAAGTCCTCCTCGAGGTGGAAGATGTACGGCGCTCCTGCGCCGTTCGCGTGGGCCTCCGCGCTCCAGGCCTTGCGGATCGCCTGCGTGAAGCCCGAGGGCGCCTCGGTGTTGTGCACGATGCTCCAGCCTCGGTAGGTCAGCTCGAGCCACCGTCCGAACGTCTCATCGCCGCTGTCGTCGTAGATCGTCTTGCGCCGGATGTCGCCGGTGACGTGGGCGTCGAAACTCGCGAGCGTGCGCTCGAGATACTGCTGACGGCCGGCCGTCAAGACGATCACGTCGACGCCGCGTCCCTCGATTGCCCCGGGCAACTGCGGCCCGCTCGTCGGTGGCGGAGCGGTCTCCCCCGTCGGCTGGATCCAGCGCTCATGCTCGGCGCGCTCATCGAGGATCGGCCCGAGCGATGGCCAGCCGTTCCTCGCCGCCGCCACATACCGATCAGCGAGCGCCTGGCCTTGCTTCCACTCAGGCGTGCGTCGGGCGACTGGGAAGCTCGGGGCGTGCCAGAGGTGGTACGCCGTGCCGGGGAACTGATCGACCCCGCGGAGGGTCCTGAACGCATCGAAGGCGGCCACGTCTTCGTGGCCCCAACCGCGGAATCGCTCGTCGAACCCACCGACCTCAGCGAACAGGTCCCGAGGCATGATCCAGACGCGCGACGGGCACACCTTGCGCGTCTTGGCAAGGCTCCGCTGCCAGCCGTCGCAACCTTGAAGGAGCAGGCTCGTGCCGCGGGCGTTCAGATCAGCGCCGACCGTGTGGGGGATCGTGAGCCGGCCCGAGTCCTTGCACGCCTCCAGGCCTGCGAGCACCTGCTCCGGGTCCTCCTCGAAGACGTCGGCGTCGATGATCACGAGGAACTTCCAGGGCCACGCGCGGCGAGCTCCCTCGTTGATGCACCACGAGCGGGAGAACGGTGCCGTCCCGGTGTGCTCGACCTCGAAGATCGGCCAGCCGAAGCGCTCCCACCATGGGCGGGCCCACCCCCAGGCCTTCTCGCGGTCCGGAACCCCGGGGCGCCATGGGACGACGATCGCGACGTCAGACACCGAGCACCACCTCGAGCCACGCGGCGATCTGTTCGCGGTGGGTCGGCAGGTCCGGGTACTCCGACGTCCATCGATCGAAGCCGGCGTCGGTGAGCGCCGCGCGGATGCGGACCTCATTGTGCTCGCGGCCGCGAACCTTGCGGATGTCGAAGTCGACGAGGAGCTCGGTGATCGCGTGGATCCAGCCGGTCTCGATCAGGCGATCGAGGATCAGGACCTCAGCGCCCTCCGCGTTCAGGTTCACGACGATCTGCGGCACGTCGCGCGCGATCTCCTCGAAGAAGGACGCCGCATCCACGCAGCGGACCGTCGTTCGGACCTGGGTGTCGACGTCGTCCTTCTCCGGGAAGACCGAGGCCTCGAGCTCATCGTTCGTCCCGTACATCGTGAGCGCGCCGTCGCGGTTCGCGAGCGCGAACTCGTGCAGCTTCACGCGGGGCTCCGCGGTGAACCGCTGGCGGAGCACCGCAGCCTGGAACGGCATCGGCTCGATCGCATAGATCAGGTCGAACCCCCAGCGGGGCTCGAGGACCTCCTCGATCGTCTGGCCGACGTGGGAGCCGATGTCGACGAAGACTCTCACCGATGTGTGTCCCTGTAGAGCAGGGCCATCATCACTCCGAAACTGGCGAACACGCCGACGAGCAGCCCGCAAGTGACGGCGTCATCACGCGCCCACCACGCGACGGGCGCCCCCACAACGACGAGCAGCGCCAGGAACCCAACAAGCTGCGCACGGTCAGTCATCGCTGCATCAGGAGGACGGCCTCCCAGCCCCACTGCGTACCCTCGGGTTGGCTCGGGTAGAAGATCTCCCTGACCTCGATCTCGGTCCCGTGGCGACCCACGATCTCGAACAGGTCAGGGCCAGAGATCGCGAGGTCCGGGACCGGCCACTCCGGGCCGCCGACGTCGAGGTCTTCGACCTGGGGCGGGATGAACAAGATCAACGCTGCGCGGTCGTGCCAGCTGTCGGTGAAGTTCGCTGCGATCGCCCGCCAGTCGAAGTTGTGCTCCAGGACGTGACGCATGACCGCGCACGGCACGTTCGAGCGGTAGGTCCGCAGATCAGCGTGGACGTCGGCGAAACGCGACCAGGCGCCGTCGACGCCGCGATACAGACCGCCCACGTAGCGCCGCATCCATGCGGTGCCGCAACCCCAATCCTCGACGAGACCACGCCCCGCGACCCATTCCGCCGCGAGCCGGTAGCTGATCGTGTCGTCGTATGGGAACGGCTCCTTCACGTTGAAGTAGTTCCACTCGCCATAGAGCGTCGCTGCCGGCTTCACGCTTCTGCCTCCTCGTAGGGGCTCGGATCCGGGAAGAGGCTGCGGAGATACCGGCCAACGGCCGTGTGGGTGAACGATGAATCGGTCGTCGACAGGAACGGGCCCTCCTTAGACCACGCTTCTCTGTCGCCGAAGACCTTGACGTCGCGGTGTTCCTCGCCGCCGACATGATGGTGGTTCCCGTAGATCGTGCGCTTCAGCACGGCCACGGTCGGTGGATCGATCGCGAGCTCGAGAATCTCGAGGACCCCGGCCTTCGTCATCGGCATCGGCACGTGGAGCTCGTAGGACAGAAGGTCACCCATGAGATCCGCGAGCTTGCCCATCGCCCTGACGAACGTGTGCTGGTTGCCCTTCGCGTACCGCGCTCGCTGCACCCGGAGCGGCCCGCCGTGCCACGTCGGGAAGTGCTCGCGCGGGTGCGTGATGAAGAAGTCGTCGTTCATCAGGACGAACGACTCGGCTACGTCTGGGTGCCGCGCCGCGGCCGTGAGGCTGAGCGCCGTGTGGTAGTGCGCTGTGCCCGCTCGTGGGACGGAGATCAGTCCATCCGGACGAGCCCAGCGTGGAGCGCCGCCAGCGATCCAGACGCGGCCATGCGGGACGTTCGCGAGGGATCGCAGGCTGTAGCGGAGCTCCTCATTCCGCCTCTGAGGACCAACGAGGTAGACAACATCAGGGTTGGAGGGTTGCCGGAGCTGGGTCATCTGCACCCCAGCTCCGGCAACCACACCTCCGGATCTACGATCCGAGGTTGATCTTCACCGCGCGGACGAACAGGTCGTCCTCGCCCGAGTCCTCCGGGTCTGTCGAGGGCACGAACTTGTCGCTGCCGTCAAAGTGGCCGGAGTCCGTGACGATGTTCGTCCCCACCCAGGCGTCGGACGCGAAGATGTTGACGATGTCGTCGGGGTCGAGCACCTGCACGGCCCGGATCGCGAACCCGCCTGCCGACAGCGAGGCGCCCCATGGGGCTCCCTGCGGAACGAACGGCGCGCGCGTGTTCAGCGCGTAGGCCGTCCGGTGGAAGGCGAAACCCTCATCAGGCGCGAGCGCGTTGGAGATGAACGTCTCGAAGCCCGCCAGGCGGCCGATCGAGGCGTCGCTCAACGCGTTCACGGCTCGCTGTCCGCCGCCGTCGTTGCGGGCGAGCTGCGGGGACTTGAGGATCGCGGCCTCCATCGAGGACCCCACGACCGCGAACCGCTCCGACATCGGCACGTTCGCATCGTTCAGGACCTTGCGGGCGTCCACGAGCGCGTCGTAGGGGCCCTGGTCCGTCGGGTCCATCGTCACCTCGGGGTTGTCGTAGGTCGCGTCCGAGATCAGCGTCGCGATCTCGTCCTCGTACCCACGCACGATCCCGCCGAGCGCCGGCTGGACGACGCCCCGCATGAAGTCCCGGATGTCGAGCGTGAGCTCTTCGTCCGAGATCGGGATGTCGACCTGCAGGTCGGACGTGAGGGTCACGTCCACCTTCCGCTCGTTCAGCTTCGAACGGACCCGCGCGTCGTTGGATCGCAGGTCCCGCTTGTTCGCCGACACGTAGGCCGGGACCCGGATCGAGATCGTGTCGTCCTTCGCGCCGCGGAAGTCTCCCGCCGCGTCGCGCCAGACCAACGCGGGCAACACGATCTCACGCTGGAGCAGCGCGAGGGCCGTGTCGACCACGACGGTCGGCTTGATCGCTCCGAATCCATCGGAGGTGGCCATGGGTCACTCTCTTTCTGGCCCACGTCCGATGGACGGGGTCCGGTCAGCCCAAGGGGCTGCGAGGCAGATCCTTGAGCAGTTCGTCCTTGGTGACGTCGTTGGCCGCGGCGTTGCCGCGAGGGCCCTGGTCGAAGTTCCCGCCGCCGAAGTAGGTCGGGCGGGACTTCTTCAGCTCCTCGACGAGCTCGGTCGCGTTGGTCACTTCGCCCTCGGCGTCGTACTCGATCTTCGAGTCGTCGATCAGACGGAAGACGTCCTCAGGGTTGGTGGCCTTGGCCTTCGACGCTGCTGCAACGAGTGCGGCCCGTGTGCCCTTGGTCACGGCGGCCTTCTTCGCCTGCTCGAGCTGAGCCTCCATGTCCGCGAGACGCTTGACGGTCTTCTCCTCCTCGGAGAGCTTCGCCGCTGCGGCAGCCTCGTCATCCTTCTTCTTCTGCTCAGCCGCGGCAGCACGCTCGTCGCGGTACTTCTTGTTGTCGGCTAGCAGCTCGTCGACCTTCTTCTGTTGCTCGGCGAGGGTCTGTTGCAGCTTCGCCACGTCTGCCGGATCTCCCTGAGATCCCTTGTTGTCGTCCCCCTGGGACTTTCCGGGGTCGCCTCCCTGAGACGCGCCGGGGTCGGGCTGTGACATGGATCCGAACTCCTTCCCTGGGTCCCCTGGACCCGATCGGATGGGGCTACTGCGTCGGTGCGGGTAGTGCAGGCGGCGCCGGTGGTTTCACGACCGGTGCACCCTTCGCGAGAAGCTCACGGATCCGGGCCATGTCCTGCGTGGAGAACATCCCGGACTTCTCGATCAAGATCTCAGCCGGCACACCCAGCGTGCTGAGCTTGATGATCGCGTCGATGTGCTCAGACTCCGAGCGCGACTCGGGGTCTGCCCAGATCGTCTCCGCCGCGCGAGCGGCGTTGGCCTTGTCGGACTTGCCCTGGGCAACGAACGCGAGGCGGATCACCTCTTCCCAGGCCTCACCGAAGTGGCGCTGGCGGCGCTTCACCTTCGACACGAGCCCGGTCTCCGCCGCCTTCAGGCTCTCGCCGGACGGGAAGTTTCCCGAGTGGGCCAAGAAGTAGTGCGGAGGCGTGCTCGAGCGCGACGCGAGGTGCTGCACGGCCATGGCGATCGCGCCCGTGTAGTTCCCGAGCTCCGATGCCGGCAATGTCCCGAACTTGGCGTCGGGATCCGAGGCCATGAGGAAGTGGTCGAGCGCCATCTTCATGACGTCGATCTTCTGGTGGGTCTCAGGATCGACGACGTCTTCGATGCCGGTCGCCCACCGCTGCACGAAGCCGGAGAACTCCGAGGCGACGAGCATGTCCATGAACAGCTTGTTGATCGCGTCCTGCAGCGGGATCAGCTGGCCGATCTCCGAGCGTCCTTCGGACAACAGGCTCGGCCGGTTCGGGAACGGCACGAAGGGCACGACCCCCAGCGTGTTGGCCATCGGCCACGTCTCGTCGGCCGGGAGGCCCTCGCGTTGCACCCACTCGATCGCCGATGAGACGACACCCGTGGTCTTCTTCTTCGACTGGTACTTGTAGATCTCGGTCGGCAGGTACACCGTCGCGTAGGTGAGCCCGGTGACGTCGTCGTGCCACTTCTTCAGGCCCGCGAGCCGCCGGCGCCGGTAGTCCGGGGCGCACTCCACGATCACCTGCTGAGCGCTTTCGGGCGTGATGATCGGGTACTCGCCGCCGTCGCGGGCCGGCCCGACGCTCACGTAGGCGATCTTGTCCACGAGCGCGCTCGCGTGCAGCTCGTGGGAGCCCGCGTCGAGGTCGTTGGCCTGCCAGATGTCCCAGGCCTCGGAGTCGCCGGTGGTGAGCTCCTCGGTCGCAGCTTCAGGGTCCGTGCTCGCATCAGGCTTGGTGTCGCCCGGGATGCGGAAGCCCTGCACGTCCAGCCGTTCAGCGACCGCGTCGACGACGATCTCCATCCAGTTGTCCGCGAACGCCTTGAACTTGTCGCCGAACGCCTTCTTGAACTGCTCGGTCGCGAACGCGAGCTTCTGACGCCCGTCGTAGTAGGACTCGTAGGTCTCGATCTCGCCTTGACGCTTCGAGAGCTTCGTGTCGAGCCGCTTGAGCCACTGCAGCGGATCCGTGATGTCCGTGATCGCGACCGGAGCGGTTGGGTCCACCGGTGGCGCCGGACCCGGTCCCTCTCCATTCAGGATCCCGTCGATGGCCGACGTGCTCAAAGGTCCTCACCCATCGGCCAGCCTCCTAGAACCCGATGCCCGCGACCCGAGAGCTCTTCGTCGATTCGAGGACCGCATAGGCGAGCGTGTCCACGAAGTCGTCGTGCTCCCCCACCGGGAAGGCGAGCAGCTCGGCCTCGCACGCATCCATCACGGGAACCTGTGCCGGCCGCGGGAACCATACCTGCCCGTTCTCCATGAACGCCGTGACCGGCAGGGCCCGAGCTTGCTTGTCCTTGTCGGCCCGAACCTCTCGGACCGGGAGTCCGTTTCGCTTGGCCTCCTGGAAGATCGAGAGCTGACGCGTCGCCCGCTCCACGAGGAAGAACCCCAGCTGGAACCGCTCGAAGGCCTGCCGCATCTTCTTCACGATGTCGGGGCCTTCGATGTGGTCACGGATCACGTCGAGCAAGATCAGATGGCGCTGCGGCGTGAGCGCCCAGCTCGAGATCACCGTGTAGTCGGCGCGCTCCTCGAGCGACCAGGCGAGGTCGACGGTCGCGAAGCGCTTGCACGTCGCGGCCGGGACCGCGTTGGCATCGCCGAGGTTGTAGACCGGCTTGCCGCGACCGTCCTGGCCGGGCCACCAGTAGCGGATCCACTCGCGGTAGAACATCCCCGCGCCGTAGGTGACGAACTCGGCCTCGATCTCCTGCCGGCGAACGAGGGTCGACATCCCTTCGACGAGCGACTCGAGCTCCTCAGGATCGAGGAACGGGTTGTCCCTCGATTGGAAGTGGAACGCCCGCCAGTCCTTGCGGACCTGGGCGTCCTGGTCGATGCCGTGCATCCAGTTCAGGCCCTTCGGCGTGAACAGGAACAGACCCCAGCCTCGCTTATCGATCAGGGTCGGGCGGATCGTCTCGGTCCAGAGCTGCTCTTGGAGCAGCGACGCCTCGTCGAGGACCGCGCCGTCCAGACCGAGGCCTCGGCCGGAGTCCACGTTGTCGCCGGTCAGCATCATGATCGAGCCGCCGGTCGGCAAGATCACCCGGTGGTTCGCCTCTTCGACTCGGTGTCCGGGGATCTGGCCCGCGATCGCTCGGATCGGCTCCCAGTCCGCGACGATGTACCGGGCGGTCATCGAAGGAACCCACCAGCCGATGTCGCCGCCCTGCAACGCGCCCTTCATCCAGCGATCCGTGCCTTGGTATCCCGTGAACGCTTGGATGACCCCGAGCCCGGACTTCCGCCAGCGGCGGCCGGCCCTGAGCACCTTGAATCTCGCCGGATCGTTCAAGACCTCGACCTGACCGGGATGCAAGGTAGGCGGGACGAACTCGATGTCGCCCTGGGGCGCCGCGGTCTTCGTCACCGCGGCGGTTCGCTACCGGTGGGCCAGACCACCTCGATCTTGATCGGCCCGTCAGACGGCCCCGCGACTTCGTGGCGCTCACGCTTGGCGTAGTCATCGGGGAACCGCCGCTCCAGGAAGGTCATCGCCGCCCGCCAGTCGTCGGGTGCCTTCTCCCGGATGACGCCGATCATCTCCTCGGCCACCTGGGCATTTGCCCTCGCGACGTCCTCCGCGAACATGCGGTAGGAGCTCCGCGGGTTGGTCGCGGCCTCGCCCTTGGCGAGCCACTGGTAGACCGTCTTCCGGCTGACGCCGGCGAGGGCCGCTGCATGGCCCAGGGTGTTGCCCCGGGCAATCGCCTCGACGATCGCCTTCCGTCGCGCGGCCGTGAACTTCGAGGATGCTGCCATCGGTGCCCCCCTGGGGCCGTGGCGACGCCCCCCTGGGACGTCACCCATGTCACCGTTGAAAAACCGGAGATTTCTGTCTGCGCCTGTCCCTGCAGGAAGTTCACACCTGAAGAGGGTCTACCCCCCACGGCAACGCCGTCGCGAGTTGCAGGAACGCATCGAGGGACTGGGGCGTGGTGTCGATCCGGTAGTCCTGTCCGCCGAAGTTCGTGGCAGCCACGTTGGAGTACTCGAAGAACATCATCTTCCAGGCTTGGAGATATGGGATGGCGTCGAGGTACCAGTTCGCCTTGAAGTTCCCGTCGGTGGTGATCTCCGCGACACCGCACTCCTCGATGGCGAAGGGCTTGTTACGTGCCACCGCGAAGGCTGCCGCCGCGCCGAACACGTCGTTGAACGACTTGGGCTTCTGACCCGAGGACTCGTCGCGTGAGTAGCCGTCGCTAGCGATGAAGTCACACGACATCGTCGTGGGTATCCACGCGGCTGGGTGACCTCGCCGGAAGGTGCTCCCCATGAGGCACACGCCGATGGGGATGCTGCGCGGCACCCCGAACTTCCGCATGACCCGGTAGAAGCGGGTGAACGCGCCGACGAAGTCCCAGGTCGTCCCGCACCGGCCCTGACCCGCCGGTGCCATGTCGGTCGTGTCGTCCTCGGGTTCGTGGTGGAACACGACGTAACTGGCGGGGTATCCGGCGTCCTTCAACTCCTGCGCCCATGCGCGGATGCGGTCGTCGTAGCGCCGTTTCGCGATGTCGGCCCACGGGATCGACGTTCCGTCAGCCTCGAAAGCGTGCGGGACGAACAGGCACTTCTTGCCCGCCGCGATGGCCTGGGTGCCCGCATCGTCGAACAGCGGATCGGACCAGTTGCGGTAGCGGCGCACCACGTCAACGCTGCGGCCTGACGGTGCTATCTGCTGTTCGAACGCCTGGACGCCCGCCCAAATGTTCGCCGGACGGTCCTGGATCCCGACGCCCATCTCCGTCACATGCGTGGCCATAAGCCGAGACCTCCCCTTTCCTCAGAACACGGCCAGCGGCTTGCGGAGACCCTTGGTCGCCGCCCCGTCCGACGGGTCGCGCACCCTGGGAAGGTGCAGGGTCCCTTGGGTTTGTGGGGCATCAGGCGATCTTCTGGAGAACAAGGTACCCATTAGCCAGGGCGAGGTCGTCACCCGATGTCTGAGAGAAGGCCAGGACGAATGCCAACGGCGCGAGCGCCGGATCCACGTGGAACACACCGCTACATCTCACGCCTTCGCCCGAAACGACCTGCTCGGCTGCCGAGACTGCCCGCTGAGCCGGATCAGAGGCCCCGACGAAGATGTCGTCCACTGTGGCAAAGACGTTGTCGATACTGATCAGGCTGAGCAGGTAATGGCCGGTCGTGTTTTCCAGCGTCGTGGGGTTGACCAACGCGAAGGGGGCATATGTACCGGCCGGAAGGGATAGCCAATGGCCCTCCGGAAAGGACTCGCCCCAGTAGTCAGGTGAGTCGTAGGTCCCGACACCTAGCCATCCGTCAGGGTCCGCGGCGGCAGGAGGCGTCGTGAGCGTCAGCTCGAGATAGTTGTTCACGGACGGCGCTGCAACCGTCGCCGGGATATTGAACCGCGCCCCCACGAACCCACCGCCGCCCACCGGATGCATCGCTGCCTCGACCGCATCGATCAGCGCCTCTGCGCCGTCCAGATCCCCAGCCGTGATGAGACGGTTCGCGTGGTAGATCTGCTTCAGTCGCGAGGGCTCCTGGGCGTCGAGCTCACGGATCCGCCAGAGCAGGTCATCAGCGGTCGTCACGACTCCGCCTCCCCGATCGACGGGATGATCCTGAGCTGTACCGAGATCGGTGTGGCCGGTCCATCGTCACCGTCGACCCTGATGTCTCCGAGGAGCGTGCCCCAGGCGTTGGGGACGTCGACGAGATCGGCTGCGTTGATCGTGAGCGTCGCCGTACCTTGGTCGTCACCGAGCGCGATACCGTCGCCGATGGTCTTGGAGAAGAGCACATCACCGAGGGGCCTGTAGGCGAAGCTCGCCGTGATGCCGTCTTCTGCGGTCAGGTCGACCGCTGCGCCGTCGACGTCGGTGATCGTGAACGGGAAGACCTCGGTGTCGCCGTGGTGGATCGTGATCTCAGCTGTCGACATCGCCCTCGAGTCCTTCCCCGTGGATGGTGCCGGTCAGCTCGCCGTCTTCGATCGTGCCAGTCGAGCGCGCGTTCGTCGCTGCGCCGGTCATCGCGCGAGCGGTCATGGATCCTCGGAGCTCGCCGTCTGCGATCGTTCCCCGCGCCGGCGGGCCTGACGGTGTGACGGGTTCTCCGCTCGAGGATGTTGCGAGGTCACCGGTGGGCGTCACCGCGCCGGTGAGCGTGAGAAGCCTGAGGACGAGCGCGTCGAGCGTTCCCGATGGGGAGACGGCTCCAGCGAGCGCCTTGGTCGCTGCGCCGATGAGTCCCGACGTGGGTGATGCCGTTCCGGTGGTGGCCTTGCTCGTGAGCTTCGAGACCGTGCCCGTCGAAACGATAGAGCCGGCGACCGACAGCAGCCGGACGATCACCGAGGAGGGCGAGCCACTCGGGGTGGTCGTTCCGGTGAGCGGCTTGGTGGTCGTCTTGGATGCTTCGCCGGTCGGGGTGGTTGCCGCGTCCTGCGTCTTGGCTGCGGCCTTGGTGAGCGTTCCCGATGGTGACGTGGAGCCGCTGAGGTTGACCGAGCTCGCGCCGGTCGTCGTCAGGTCGCCGCTCGGGCTGATCGTGCCGGCGACAGCCTTGGCGATCGCCTTCGCCAGGATGGCCGCCGGCGTCGCTGCGCCGGTGAGCGTGGTCGCGATCGCCTTGACGAGCGTCCCGGATGGGGTGGTAGCGCCGTCGAGCGTCTTGCTCGAGGCCTTGGTCACCGTTCCGGTGGGCGTGACCGCACCAGCCAACAGCTTCGAGACAGCGTTCGCGATGACGCCGGCCGGGGTCACTGCGCCGGTCGGGGACTTCCCGACGAGCTTGGTGATAGCCCCTGTCGGTGTCGTGGCGCCCGCCAGGCTCGCCACGTGGGTCGTGGCGTTCGTCTCTGCGCCGGTCGGGGTCGTAGACCCGGCTTCGCTCTTGCCGACGAACTTCGTGATCGTGCCGGCTGGCGTGCTAGCGCTCGAGAGCGCCTTCGCGATGGTCTTCGCGAGGGATCCCGTGGGTATTGCTGCGCCCGCGAGGGCCTTGGCGATGGTCTTGGTGAGCGACCCGGCAGGAGTCGTCGAGCCTGCGAGCGACGTCGAGTAGATGATGCCGTTCGCTTCGCTGCCGGTCGGTGTCGTCGCACCGGAGAGCGACTTGCCGATGAGCTTCGCAAGGGCACCTGTGGGTGTGATCACGCCGGCGAGCGCCTTCGTGATGGCCTTGGTCAGTGCGCCGGTGGGGGTGGTGGAGCTCGTGAAACCCTTGCCGGCGGTGTTCGCGAGAGCGCCCGTCGGGGTCGCAGCTCCAGCGAGAGCCTTGGCGTCTTGCTTCGCGCAGGTTCCGGTGGGCGTCGTTGAACCCGCTGCGGCTTTTGTGTCGGCTTTGGCGAGGGCGCCGGTCGGTGTCGTCGCTCCTGCGACCGTCTTCGCATCCGTCTTGGTCAGCGCGCCAGTTGGAGTGGTCGCTGCTGCGAGTCCCTTAGAGACCAGGAAGCTGACCGCGCCCGTGGGGGTGGTGGACCCATCCAGGCTCGCCGTCGCGGCGACGGGGAGAGTGCCACCGTCCAGGGGTGGGGTGAGACGAGGCGCCGCGAAGCGTCGGATCGGGAACGGGATCGGGAAAGGGACCCAGATGTTCGGCTCGCTGCAGTCGAGCTCGATGACGATCGCGGCGAAGCCTGACGGCGTGACCGCGGTCCATGCGACCGTCGCGGAGGTGTGACCTCCGTTGATCGTGGCGATCTCGATGCCCGTGGCAGGCACGTTGTAGCCCGCGTCGAGCTGCTCGGTCCAGCCCGTCGGGGGGGCGCTGTTGGCCGCGGAGTTCGAGGCCGTGAGCAGGGCGCCGATCAGGATGTTCCCGGTGAGCGGTGCCGCCGGCAGGTTCAGCGAGGGCGTGCCCGCGGCTTGGTTCTCCAGCTTCGCGACCTGTAGGACACCGCCGACCTGACGGATCGCGCCGATGCCCGAGCGCGAAGGGAAATCCCTGATGCGTAGGTGACCCAGGCCTCCGCCGGTGCTCGTGGCTTCCCCGGCTGTCGGGTTGTTCCCGATCTGCGAGCGCGGGTGCTTCCCCTTGCGGATCCACACCTGGAGCAGGTCGGCCGATGTGTTGTTGAGCGCCGAGATGATCGCATCCCAGGCGCTCGAGCTGCCGCCGTCGTAGGTGTCGGCACACGTGAGGCCCGACGCCATGCCGGATGCTGCCATCACGACGACCGAGAGGTCGCCGTTCTCGACCGGGGAGGACGTGAGCTGCTTGTTTCCCGCCGTCGTGTTCCAGAGGATCCCTGCGGCGGTCCCCTCGAGCGTCCTGACGGAGGCCATCGCCCCGTCTCTCCTAGTTCAGCGCCGAGAAGATGAGGGCCTGGGTCGTCGCGGTCCACACGCCCGCACCTGAGCGTTGCAGCGTCAAGACAAGCGAGTTCGTGCCAACCGTCGTGTCGACGGTGACCTGCGCGAGCGCGGAGTTCGGCAGCGTGTAGGGCTGCAGCGTCGACGCGAGCACCGCCACCGCCGGCACCCACAGACCCCAGCCCTTGAGCTTGCCGGAGGCACCGCTGAGCTCAGCGGTCGCGTACACGTCGGCGATCCAGGAGATGTTCGTCTGTGACACCGTGCCCGCGACCGACGCGCCCGCAGCGAGCGCGGTGGGAGCGTCGGAGGACCCGTAGCCGATGCCACCGACGTAGTTCCCGGCGGTGCCGTCCGTCGTGACCTTTCCGAACGCCTTGATGTGCACGGTGCGGCCAACGTTGGAGAAGAAGTTGGCCGGCGTGATCGTCGTGGCATACGGCCAGAGGGCCTTCTGGGTGGTGGCGAGCGTGATCGCACCCTGATCGGCCGTGATGGGCTCGATCTGCATGTTGTGATAGCCCTCGCCGGCGCCCTGGATCCCCCAGATCGGCGAGCCGTCGCGGTGGAAACCGACGACGTCCGGGATACCGACGCGCACGACCTGCAGCTGGCCCGTGTCGTCGGCTTGCTGCCGAACGTCGTGGACGAGATGCCGATCGAGCGTGACGGCCCCGCGGTCGTTCACAGATCAGCCGCCGGAGTTGAAGGTCGCCTGGTAGGTGGCCTGGAGCGAGTCCGAGCTGGCGACCAGGTTGACCGCGGAGAACTTCGAGCGATCGAGGAGCACGCCGCCGGAGTTCGCGGCCTGGTCGAACACGCCGTGCTCGGTGACGGCGAGCGTGCCACCGGAGTCCGGCGAGAAGGTCGCGACGGTCTGATAGACCTTCTGCGAGGCCTCCGCCGTGGTCCCGGTCGGGCGCGTGTTGTTCGACACGTACTCGGTCGTGAACTCGGTCCCGAGCGCGGTGTCTGACGCCGACTCCGCGCCGGTGCCAATGCCGAACCCGTGGAACTTCATGTTCTCGAGCTCGACGAGGTTCTGGAAGGCGTCGACGACGAAGCCCATCCCGTTGTCGGTGATCAGCCGCATCGACGCGAGACCGAGGTCGGTAACCTCGCCGTCGGCGTTGAACACGCGAAGGAAGAGCGCGCCGTAGAAGTGCGGCACGCCGAGGAGCTGCGCCGCGCGCACCCGCCAGAGGCCGCGCCAGAGGTTCCCGAGGTTGCTCCGGCGCCAGCGGTTCACGGGCTCGGAGAGGCCGGCCTGCGGGAAGCCGTGCGTGATGATCTCGGCGAGCGATGTGGTCGCGCGGTCTGGAACCTCGTCGAAGATCTCGAGACCCTTGCCGGGGTCGACCTCGATGACACGGCCGCCGCGGATCACTTGCAAGCCCACCTCGCCGGCGGGGTCTGACTGGCCTTCTGCGAGCGGTGCCATCGTTACGCTCCCTCCTCGGGCAACTGTTGGGTCCGGACCACTACCGGCCCGCCGGCGGATGCCGAGATCGACGCGGCCTCGAACGTCTTGAGCGCCTCGGCCAGCGCCTTGGCATCGATCGCCTCGAAGCTCTCCGTGGACTGATGCACCGTCACGCCTGTTGCGGGGTCTGATGCGACCTGGACGAACTCGAGCGCCATCGCGGGGTTCCTTTCGATCAGGCGGCTTGCGATCGGATCCAGATCGCGACGGCTTGGGTCATGTTGCGGGCGCCGAGCTTCGCGCGGATCCGCGCCTTGTGGCACTGCACGGTCGTGGGTCGGATGTTCATCCACTCGGCGACCTCGGCCTCGGTGAACCCAAGCGACAGGTAGTGCAAGACGCGGATCTGTTGGCGCGAGAGAGGGGCGCCTCGACGCATCCCTCGAGGCCGCTTCTCGCCCGTGATCGTCTCCCACACCCAGTCGTCGATCAGCTGCGATTGCTCGGGGGTCGTCGCGAGACGGCCGGCCGCTTGGATCGCGGCGACGAGGTCAGGGTGGGTCGTCTCGTACCAGTGCTGCAGCCGTCTCGAGGTCACGGTGCCCCCGATCGAGACGCGTGCCGCCCTCCTCCTCGCCGGGGCAACGAGGAGGACGGACGCGACCTAGCTCGCCGCCACAAGGACCCCACGAAGGGGAGGCGTCACCCGTGCACGGACGCCGGTACGTGTGCGGGGGCGAGCAGCTGCACCCACCTGGCAAGGAGGGAAGGGGGCCCCACCGCCTCTGCGAACGAAGAGGTCCCCCAGCTCAGGAAAGACGAAGGAGCCGGGACCCCTCAGATGCTAGGCAAGGGGACACGACTCCGAGTGAAACGAAGTGAACCACAACGATGTGATTCTGGTCAAGAGGCGCGAGCAGGATCTTTGGCACGCGGGATGTGCCCTCGGATCTCGGGGTTGATCACCAGCTCTCGGTCCTTGGTCTGCTCGTAGTTGCGGAGGATCTCGTTGGGCGTTCGATCGCGGCCATGGCGACGATAGAACGCACGACACGAGTCACACCGATTGCCCCGGGCAATCGGACGCCACCCACAGACCGAGCACTCGGTCATCGCGAGTCTCCGTCGATCGTTCGCGAGTCTCCGTCGATCGTTCGGATGGCGTCCTTGACCTCGTCGGGCAGCTCGTCGAAGGCCCTCGCGAACCTCCGAAAGGCCTCCGTCACTTGCCGGACTGCCGGGAGCAGCGCTGTCCCCAACGCCATCGCAATGGCGTGGATCTGGGTTCTGAAGGCCTGCATGAGAGCCTCGAACTCCAGGCGGGCCTTGCGCCGACGATAGGCGCGCCACTCAATCACGACCTGCCACCACACAAGGCCGGCCAGGAGCACGCCACCGATCGCGAGCTCGATCATCGTTCGCCTCCCTGGGGATTCAGGGGGCCGCGATCGAGGACATGGGCGAACACTTCCAGAAGGTCTGCCATGCCTAGGTCTGCCTCGCCGAAGTCGAGGTTTCCCGCGAACACTTCATCGTCTGGCGGCGCCCACCGCACTGGGACCTGGACATCCAGCGCCCCGCCTCGGATGTCGCACGCGATGGCGCGCATCGAGCGACAGACGGCTTCCATCCTCACAGCGGTGCTGAGTTCGTCAGTCATCGCTGGTTCCTAACCTTCGTCACGGCCTTCATCAGCCGGGTCGCTCGCGGCGTATCGAGCTTGACCGTGCCCTCGGCGATGTGGTCACCGATGTTCATCTTGAAGTGAAGGGCCGCATCCTCGGCGGCCGCGACCAGTTCCTCCATGTCCCGAAGCTCGTCGCGCACCTCACCGTCCGGATCGAGGTCAGGATGAAGCGCCAGGGCACCCCTCACGAACAACGTCAACAATGCGCCGGTCTGGGTGCTGGGTTGGTCAGTCATCGGTCGGACACCGTCGCGTCGATCGCGTGATCCATCATGCAATCGATCAGGACGTCGAGGTCAGGCACGGGTCCGAACTTCCAGCCACAGCTGCACCGCGGGTGGTAGAAGCCTAGCTCGTCAGGCTCCAGGTCTGTCGCGTTGGAGTGGCTAGGCATCGACGGAGCCGTCCGCCATCGAGTCGATCAGGTGGTCCTCGATCAGCGCGTCGAAGCGATCGGGCCTGAGGGTGGTCGTCGCTCCGCATGAGCATCGGCAGCGACCCCGGTGCCCCGCGTCGCGCTCGCAGTAGTGCCCGTTCGTGTAGGTGCAGCCGCCGGGACCCCAGCCGTTCAGGCACCCGGCTTGCGGAGACATCTCCTCGAGAGCGCTATCGGTCATCGTCGTCCCCCGGTGCTCGGAACGGTAGCACGGAGATGCCGTGACACTTCGGGCACTCGATGATCCGCCCACCAAGGGGCATCTCACTGCTGTCGAACACCGCCAGGCAGGTGAAGCACTCCATCGCGCTCATTTGGCCATGACCTCGAACTCCACCACCCAGACGAGCGGGTTGTCCTTGGGCGTGGTCCGGTTGATCGCGTGGAACGCAACGAAGAAGGCGGCGCGGTCCGCATAGCCTTCGGCGAGGGCAGCCTCGCTGGTCAGGTCGTGGAGCAGCTCACGTCGCACGTCGCGTATCAGTGCCCGGGCGAACACGGCAGCCGGATCGAAGAGCCGCGTCGTGAGCTGGTGCGTCGCGCCGACGTTCCAGCGCTTGTCCCCGAGCCGCCGCGTCTGCGTCTTGCGACCATCGAGGATCGGCTGCACGTGCTCCGGCCTGAACAGGATCACGCGATGCCCCTCATCGGTCCCCCAGGGCCAGACCACCGACGCAGTTCACGCGCCGAAGGACATCGAGCTGATCCGGTTGGTTGTCGAGGTCCGCGAGGTTCCAGTGGTAGAGCATGTAGCCGGCGAGGTTCGGGGCGGCTGCCCACTGGTCGAACTGGTGCTGGAGCTCATCGGCGGTCGGGAGCCGGTAGAAGGCGTTGCCGAAGTCCTGCATGACCGCAACGATCCGGGGCAGGCCCGTCGCCGCGGCGTTCGCGATCACGCCGGGGATCTTGTCCTCGTTGTATCCCTTCCCCACGCTGATCGGGTACGTGACGAGCCCGTAGATGTCGGCGGCGTCGGCGAACGGTTCCCACGGCGACCCCGTCTTGAGCGTCAGGTAGGTCGGCTTCGTCGGATCCAGCGACTTGATCAGCTGCCCACGCTCGGCGATGTCGGTCGCGGCCTTCCCCAGGTCGGTCGCGCCGTTGGCCTCGTCCGTAATCTGGTAGGCGGCGATGGCGGGGTGGCCGGCGATCGCGGCGACGTGCAGAGACACCCAGCTGTTAGAGCGCTCGAAGTCGTTGGGGACCGCCCGATCGTAGGACCCGAGCCAGACGATCGCTCGCATGCCGGCGGCCTCGAGCTCGTCAAGGGTCGCGAGGTCGGGTGAAGCGGTGATCGTGGTCAGACCGACGGAACGCATGACATCGAAGCCGGAGGCGGTCTGATCGCGGCCGTAGGCGCCGCGCACGGTGAGCGGCGGCTCGATGATCGGATCGAGCTCGGCGAGCGTCGCCTTCAGCGTCGCGATCTCCTGCTGCTGAAGCGTGATCGTGCTCCTCGATGCATCCAACAGCGTGACGTTGCCCGCGAGCTGCGCCGCCTGGTCCGTGATGGTCGCGTTCAGCTCGGCGATCGTGTCGATGTCCTCGTTCAGCTGGTTCGCCTGGAAGGCGACCGTGGCCTCGAGGTCGGCGATCTGTGCCTTCAGGTCAGCCTTGCGTATCACGCGTGTCCTCCTTCTCCGACAGCTCGCGGCCATCGAGCGAGTGATGGACGACGACCGCGCCGCCGCCGAGGAACGTGACGGCCGGACCGCACACGCACTCATCCGAGAGTTCGTGCTCGACCAGGTCGTTGCGTGGTATGGCGTGCGCCTGCAGGCCGAGGAGGGTCACGCGATCCCCTCTCGCCGACGCTTCGCCTGCAGCTCCTTGAGCCGGGCGTGCTCGCCGTCGTTCAATGTGCGCGGGAAGCCCTCGGTCGGGGTCGGCGTGTCCGGCGGGTCGAACGGCTTCATGGCCTTGCGGATCCCGCGGCTGATCGCGGAGGCGTCGTTCTCGAGCTCGACGAGCTTCTTCGGGACGCCCTCGAGCACCTTGCGCAGCGCCGCCTGCGCGCCGGGTGTCGGGATCACCTGTCCGTCAGGGCCGTCCTTGAGCGGGCCAGTGACGATCGTGCCGGTCGGATCCGAGTGGCCCGGTGGCCGGCCGACGGTGTCGTGCACGATCCCGGTGAGGGACGCGTCGTGTGCGAGCAAGTAGTCGCGCCAGAGGTCGGCCATCGCGAGGTGAATGTTCAGCAACGCCTCGTCGATCTGGCGGCTGATCCGGTGAGTGCTCTGGACGGTCAAGAGCCCTCCTGCGTGCTCGGAGGCCCCATGTCGAGGATCTCGGCGACGATCGCCGCGGACAGCTGCTCGGTGGTCGACGGGAGCTCTGCAACAGCATCCATCGAGCCGCGGAGCCGCGAGAAGAGACCGTCGATCAGGAGGAAGCCACGGGCGCGGCACGTCGAGCACAGCTGCTCAGGCGCCGCGTGCTGCACGTCTGTCGCGCCATTGATCAGGCCGCCGTTGCAACCCGCCGGACATGCGATGCGGGCTCCCTCGATCGAGGTTCGGAGCCGTTCGGCGACGTCGGCGAGGACGCGCCACTGGAGATCCGCGAGCATGGCCTCTTGATGCTCCGCGCGCGCGGCGGCGATCAGGTAGGCATGGTGACCGACCTGTGCTCGTTCGTCGACGTAGAGCCAGAGCTCCCCGAGCGTCAGCGGTTGCGTGATCACGTCGGCGTCGCTCATGCGGCGACCTCGGGCTTCGTGTAGCCGACCTTCTCCAGGAGCGCATCGTGTTCGGCGACGAGAGCTTGCTCGCCTGCACGCAGTTCGCGGCCGCTCATCAGCACTCCGTCGATCGCGTCCAGCGCGCACCCCAGGGCCACCGCGAACCGAGCGCGTGGCCCGCTCTCGGCGAAGGTGAAGATGACCTCCCACTCGTCGTCGTCTACGTCCGACTCGAGGCCCAGCGACTCCGCACTGGGGAGGGCCTCGATGTCGGTGAGACCGAACGCGACCACGCCGACGATCAGGCTTCGTGTGTCGTCGTGGGGTTGGCGTGCGATCAGCGCCTTGTAGAACGGCTGGCGCGCCTTGCTCTCCTCGCGTCGACGATCCCACGCGCTCGGGCCGGTGGGCTCCTCCGGCTCGTCAGCTTCGTTGACCGTCTCTGCGCCGTGGGTCGCCGGGTCGGTGCAGACCACGTACTCGTGACGGCCGAACGACATCAGCTGGACCGCGTGGCACTCGAGCGACGCGTGCTCGTCCGTGAAGCCCTCCGGATCGTCCTGGGCACGCGCGATGACGTCGAGGAACCGCGCCGGGACATCGGGCCCGACGACACGGACGCCCATCCCCTGCAGCTCGAGGGTCCGTGCCTCGACCCACTCGTTGGCCTGGAACTCCTGGATCGCCCGCTCGGCCTTGTAGGTCCAGGCCGAGGACGGCATCGCTGCGATCTCCGCGGCCTTGGTCTTGTCCATGCGGACCAGGCGCGCGAAGGTCTCGGCCGATCGGAGGTTCAGCTCGTCTAACTCGAGAGCGTTGCGTACAGGGTCCGGGAGGTCCAGGAGCATGATCCGTCGCGAGACCTGCGATCGAGCGACGCCGACCTTCTCGGCGATCGTCTTCTGATCGACGTGCAGTGAGCGGAGCTGTGCGTAGCCGGCGGCTTCCTCGAGCGGCGTGAGGTCCTTGCGCATCAGGTTCTCGACGAGCATCGTCGCGCGCCGGCCCTCGTCGTCCAGGTCGCGGACGATGACCGGGACGGTCTCGAGCTCGGCTTGCTGCGCAGCCGCGAGACGACGGGCGCCGGCGACGAGCTGGTACTCGCCGGGGTGATCTGGGTCGCTGATGTCGGTGACGATCAGCGGCTCGATGATCCCGACCGCGGCGATGGACGCAGCGAGGTCGCTGACGTCACCAAGGTCGTTACGTGGGTTGTCAGGCGCCGGGTGGACGTGGTCGATCGGCTCGAACTGCACGGTCTCTGTTTGCACGGGTGACACGTGAATCTCCTTCCTAGGTGAACGCTCCGTTGGTCAGGAAGCCGTGGTAGTCACCGGCTTGGATCGAGCCCGCGCCGGCGTCGCATGTGTGGTCGAACGGCGGCTCGGGCTCCTTGTCGACCGTGATGTTCGGAGGGGTGCCATGGCGCATCCAGCACCGGTGGGTCTCGTCGTCAGGCAGCGTGCAGTTGCTCGCGACCGAGTCGATGACCCAGTCGTGCCCTCCCGGACACCTCGCGCACAAGGTGCGGCCGTCGGGGCCCCGGTAGCGCTCGATGTTCATCCAGTCCGCGAACCAGAGGGCGCCGGGCGGGGCGTTGCGGATGGTGGTGTCCTCGCGGCCGTCGCTGCGCCGATAGATGAGCTCCTGGTTGACCTGACGAGCCGCGGAGCTGGGGAGAAGACCGTGGCACTGCGCGCACTCGGCCGGCCAGCGGTCGTCACCTTCGAAGTGATCGGGCCAGACGGCGAGCGAGCGCCGATGGTCCTCCCCCCAGATCGGAGACGCCTCGCCGATCACGACCTTCGCGTCGTGGCCGCGCCGATAGCCGTGCGGGTCGGGCTCCAGGGCGGGACACGGGTTGATCCTGGGATGATCGCGCTCCCAGTCGCTCTCGGGCTCGTGGACGCCCTGGGTGTAGATGCGCAGGCTGAGCTCGACCCGGTCGGTCGGCTCGAGCAGGAAGCAGGGCGTCGGGCTCACGCTCAGGTGATCTCGTTCACCGAGACGGTGATGAACTCGTTCGACCAACCCTCACGGACCCCGTGGTTCGGGTTCGCGTGCCCGCTGATGTTGACCGCTACACGGCTCGTGGTGCCGACGGCCGCGTCCAACAGGGTGCGAGCGGCGACCGCCGCGGCGTGCGCCTGCTCGACGCACTCCTTGCGGACCTCCGAGTCCTGCCAGCCTGGGGAGTCGAAGACCGTCTCGATGGCCGCGCGCAGCTCCTCGCCGACCACATCGCGCTCGGAACTCACTTTGATGGACCAGGACATGCGTTCCCTCCTTCGTTGATCAGCACCAGGCCGGACAAGCGCCGCCCTGTGCCTTCCACATGCGAGCCGTCACGAGCGCGTTGGCTCGTGCGTGCAGCGGCGAGACGCGGGGCCAGCTCTTCGGGAACCACGAGGCCTTGAGGAACGTCTGCACCCGACCGGCCCAGTAGCGGCTGAGGTGTTGACCGAGTCCGCACGAGCCGTAGCTCGAGCCGGACCATGGGTGACAGGCACCGCGCTCGGCGGGGTTCGTAGCCCAGGGCCAGTGGCCACTCTCGCGGTCGACGATCTGTTGTGCCGCGTGTGCGTCGTCGATGCCGACCCAGCCGAACGCGCAGCGGATCAGGGCGTGCATCCGGTGGTGGATCACGTCGTGATCCATCTGCCGGTTGACGCCATAGCCGGTGCACGGACCTGTCGGCTTCGCTGTCGTCGCTTCCACGTTGGGTGCTCCGTTGATCGTGATGGTGAGTGCCAAGGTCGCCAGACCTGCAGCGAGCTTCTTCATGGGTTCGCACCTCCTGGAGGTCGTTGGGCCGACGACTTGCCGGCCACGGCGCTGCAGGGTCGGTCTGTTAGGCCTCACTCCTTTCGGGGGGTAGTGGCGTCAGACGGATCAGCCGCGTTTCGTGGGCGACGTTGGCTTGCATGACGCCGCCTTCGGCCAAGCTCGCTGCGTGCAGACGGTCTTTCCAGATCGCGACGGCTTGGGGCATCGAGCGAGCGCCGAGACGCCGGCGGAGGGTCTCGCGATGGACACGCACGGTCTCTACCGACAGACCCAGATGGTCGGCGGACTCGCGCGCGCTGAAGCCGTGCATCGCGTCGGTGAGGACCTCGACCTGACGGTCGGTGAGCGTTCGCGAGCGAAGGTTCGTGCTCACTGGTCAGCTCCGAGCGGGATGTCGATCGAGGCTGCGACCGGAATCTCAGGGAGCGTCGGGTCGGGTACAAGCTCGAGCGCCGGCCGGATGTTCTCGGCTCGACAGTTCGGGTTCTTGCAGCGCCACGGGTCGCCCGGGTTCCACGGCGGGTGCAGCTCGCCGATGCCGCAGAGCTGACAGCGAGCGGTCATCGGTCCTCCGCCCAGAGCCATGCCGCCACCGCGAGACCGGCGAGCACGACCGCGATCGCTGCCGGGTACGCGAAGGACTGCGTCCGGATGCCGGTCCCGTCACCGCAGCCCGCGCACGGGAGCGCGAACATCTCGCCGGCCACGTAGGCGGCCGCGATCGTCGTCGCGGCGACAGCGAGCAGCCGTCTCACGCGATCGCCTCCGCGCCGACCATGGGCATCACTCGTTCCACCCGACCGGCAACAGGTGCCTCACGCCGTTCAGCCGACGTCGCGCTTCGTTGGATCCGCGGATGTCCCGCACCGGACCAACGAGCTCGGCCTCGTCGGACGTCAGCCGCCGACGCAGATGGACCGCTTGCTCGGAGGTCTCGACCCACTCGAGCATCGGGTCCCCGACGCCGAGCAGCGCGACGCGGGCCTCGTACTCGAGGGCTGCCTTCGACAGGCCCGTTCGTGACATCGCGGAGGCGTGCCACACGGGCCCGCCGAAGTCGGCCTCCAGTCATTCGTACCCCGCGTTCACGGTCAGCACGATCGAGGCGAGCCCCTGGACGTAGCGGAACCTCGGGTAGAGCGTCTCACCGCCCAGCAAGCAGTAGTGGCGCAGCGCGGTCTGTTGGTGACGGTTCACGCCCGCCCCCTGATGAACGCTGCGAGCCGTCCATGGCGGTGACGCGCGACACGACCGTTGGCCTTGATCCAGCACGACCAGCACTGCGCATAGAGGGGGTGAGGTCGCCGCGTGGCGTCACGGCCGCAGTAGGCGCAGGGGATCATGCCGCGCTCCCCCGCCGAAGCTGGTCACCGAGTCGGCCGAGCTTGACCTTCACACCGTGGTAACGCGCCGAGTGGCCGAGGTCTCGCTCGCGGTGATCGCGTCGATGCGCCGCCGACACGGTCTCGCGGCGTCGGCGGTGAAGGCCACCGTGCATCTCCCGTGAGTGGCGCTTGACGTAGTCGGCGCGCTTCACGGCTTCGGCCTCAGCTCGAGCGGGAGCGGCGTGCCGGTGAGAGCCAGCGCGAGCGCGTTCGCGCGGCAGAGCTTTTGGAGCTCGCGGACCGCCTCGAGGTTCTGGTGCTCCTCGCGATCGAGGATCGCGGCGGCCCTCTCGGAGACGGTGAGGGCGCTCATGCTCCGATCGCCTCGACCCAGGCTCGCGCCTCATCCTCGTGACCGGTCTGCACGATCCCTGTCAACTCGACCGGGTCCTGAGGTCCGTCCCAGATCTTGCGTGGATCGTCCAGCCACGGCGGCAGTGGGATCTGACTCGGGCGCGGCGGACCGTCATTGAGCGTCCACTCGCGGTCGATCTTCGAGCCGTCGGACAGGAACAGCCGCACGCGAACGACCGGCGTCTCGAAGGCGTCCTTCATCCGACCCGCCCCAGCTTGGTGTCAGGCGTGACCTCGACGAGCACGAACACGCGGCCGGTGGGCGGCTCGAGGTACAGGGCTGGATCCGCGTCGTTGCCGATGACGATCTTCTTCCGGGCCTGCGCCATCGCGCGTCGGAACCACTCGGACTCGGTGAACTCGATGAACGAAGCGGGGACCTGATCGCCGACCTTGTCCTGGGTCGTGATCGTCAGGGGGTAGGTGTCGGGGTACTCGTCGGTGTGGGCTCGCTTCGCCGACAACACCGCGTGGCGTGTGATCTCGCCGCGCCGGCCCTTGCGCTGATTGCCCCGGGCATTGCATGTCGGGCAGTCGCAGCCGACGACGTGGCCGTCACGGTTGAGCTTGGTCCCGCCGTTGACGGGGCAGTCGTCGCGTCCGCAGTCGCACGGCCCGGGCTCCTGGTAGACGGGGTTCATGCCGGCACCTCGAGGAACTCCGCCGGCATCTGCTCGGACGGGTGGTGCTCGTGGATCCATCGCGCCTTCTGGAAGGCCCACTGGACCGTGCGCTCACGCGAGGTCGCGCTGGCCAGGAACGTCCGCGAGGCATCGATCCAGATGGCGGAGTACGCCGCGAGCTCGTCGGCGACGTAGTCGAGGTGCGCGGGGACGTCGACACCCCACATCGCGGCCGCGATGTAGGCGGCGAGCATCTTGTCCCCGTCGACCTTCGGCCCGATGAGCTTCACGGCTTCGACGCGCCACCAGTTTTCCTCGTCATCGGCGAGGTCGGTCTTCGCGAGGTGCAACGCGTGGTCGGGCCGGTTGGTCTGACGCCCTGCAGCGTCGCGGAGCTCGGGCCAGTCAGGGAGCCGCTTGGACTCGTGAACCGCGGTCTCGATCGCGATCTCGATGCACTGCGCGCAGATGCCAGAGGCGACGAGCTCCTCGACGTACAGGCCCGCACGCGCTCGCTGCGCGTCGGAACCGAGGACCCCATGGATCGTGAAGAGACGCTCGACGGACTTGGAGATCGTCACTTGACCCCCCGCTCGACGTGGATCTTCATGTCCCAGGTCTCAGGCGTTCGGTCAGCACCGATCTGCTCGATAGCCTGTTGTTGCGCCTCGGATGGGAAGTCGGCCTCGACGACGAGGGAGTGCTCCGACGTGAGGACGACGTGCACGTCGTATCTCACGAGGCCACCTCCGCGAGCGCAGCCTTGCGATCGCGCTCAGCGAGGGCCCGCTTCTCGACGTCGGCCAAGCCAGCGGCAACCTCGTCCATCTCGTTCGAGCGCTCGCCGCGAGCGACGTAGCCGTCGGTGAGCCAGGCGTCGAGGGCCGGCCAGTGCTTGACCGCCGCCCAGGGGGTCCAGGTCGGCATCACTTTCCCGGGGAACACGGAGACCCAGGCCTCCGGCATCCGGAGCACGAGCTCGGCGGTCGCACCGCCCTTGCGAAGCTCAGCCGCGCAGATCCCGAGCGTGTCGTGGTTGCGTGGCGTGAGCCTCGGATCACCGGTAGCGAACGGGTAGTCGTGGCCCTTCCAGATCCGGTAAAGCGCCTCGAAGATGCCGTCGCCCTTACGATGGATCGTTGCCGGGGGGTGAGGCCGCGCGGCGAGCGCGGCAGTAGTTGCTGACGGGTCTACTGACGGTTCTACTGACGGATAGGCGGCGGTGGACTTCCGGTGCTCACCGGCAGCAGGCTTCCGGTCCCGAGCGGCAGTGGACTTCCGGTGCCCCTTCGTACCGGCAGATTTCGCCGGTGCTGCAGCGGCAGGACTTGCCGGTAGGTCACCGGCAGATGTTGCCGCCGGCTGGACCTTGCGGATCGTCGCCTTCTGGGCCTCGATATCGACGTCGGAGGGCAGCGTCGCGAGGTCGATCCGGTAGCGCTTGACGCCGCGATTCGTCTTGCCGAGCTCGATCAGGATGCCGCGCTCGACGAGCTCGCGGCAGTTGCCACGAACGGTGCGCTCCCCCGCCCCGATCCGCAGGCCCAGGTGCTTCTGACCGATGTGGATCGAGTCGCCGTCGTCGTCGGCGGAGTCGGCGATCGCGAGGAGCGTCAGTCTCAGGTGCGCAGGGAGGTCGGTGTAGAACACCCGGCCCATGAGCAGCACGCTCACGCGGCCACCTCGAGACGATCCGCGGCGGTCCCCCAAGGCGGCAGGGCTACTGAACGCCTCGGAGCCGGCGGGTGAGGCCGGGGGGGACCGCCGCAGATCTTCAGAGCGGGACGCGCTTCGACCGGAGAGGTTGGCCGCACGCCCCGCAGCTCCACTGGCGCGGAGCTCTCGGGAGCCATCGGTGCCCCCGAGGTGTTGGGACCGGCGTCAACCCCCCGAGCCGGCGCCGGCCCCTCCGAACCCATCGTCCGCGCAGCCCCCAAGGTTGGCGTCGTTGGGTCCGGTGTCTTCACGACTGGTCTCCCGACGCGAGCTGCTCGGAGGCCGCTTGCTGGATGAGGCGGAGCACGCGGCGTCCGCTCGCGTCGAAGAGCTCTGGCGGGGTCTGAAGGATCGACCGAGCCATGCCTTCGATCAGGGCGAGGGCCTCACGGTCCGTAGTCACCGCGCCGAGTCCTCTCGCACCGCAGGCAGCGCCTTGAACATGAGCTGATCGACGCGGTTCTCGAGGAGCCGCTCACGGTGCTCGGCCTCGATGCGCTTGAGCCGTTCCTCGTGGTAGCGCTCGTCGGCGTTCGCAGCTGCCTTGACGAGCATCGCCACGCCGGCGATGAAGCCGAGCAGCAGGCAGACCGCGCCCACGAACACGACGCCCAGCGTGCTTGCTGCAGTTGCGATCACGTGGTGGTCCCCTCTCTGCACGGGTGGAGCAGGGTCCTCAGCGGGCTTTTGGCGCGGGTCCGCTCGTGATGCCTGGGTCGCCGTCGGTGAGCGAGCCCTCGAGCAGGGCGACGAGGTCGCGGAAGGCGTCGAGCTCGATCGTCTCCGGGCGCTGGATCTTGTAGCTGACGCGAAGGTCGGGGCCCTTCAGCGAGAAGCGGAACCAGGCCTGGATGCTCACCGCGTCCGAGCCGTAGAACGGAGCCAGCTTCAGCTCCAGCTCGGTCGGGATCTCCATCGTTCCCGACGCCCCGCCGGCGGCCTGGATGTCCTCGGTGTAGACGAACGTCTGCGCGCCGGAGGACAGACGGGTGCCCCGCTTGAACGTCGCCTCGTTGGTGGCGTGGAACGTCTGGGCAAGCTCGAGCATGTCGGCCGCGCTGGGGCTCACGATCTCGGCCATCCCGTCCTCGATGTGACGGGCAAGCTGCTCGAGCGTGAGGTCCACGCCGTCGGCCGAGAGCCAGTGCTGCCACTCGGGGGAGCGCGTGAGCGCGTACTCGACGCGGTAGTCACGCCAGCCGGGCTCGCCGTCGTCGTCGTTCAAGACGGCAACGAGCTTCATGTCGCGGGCGTCGGCGAAGATCCGAGAAGCCTCGTCGTCGAGCTGGCGACGTCGCAGCTCCTCGATGAACGAGGACACCGTGATCACCTCTTGCGTGCCGCTATGGCGATGCGGGTGGTCCAGGCGACCGGCGAGGTCGATGAGCTCGTGATCCCAGCCCTCCGGGACGCTGACGAGGCGGAGCTCGCTGCTCTCGTCGCGTTCGTCGGCGATGGGCAGGACAGTTGGTCGAGGCGCGCGGTCAAGGATCGCGTCGGTTTCGGTGCGATCGGTCACGCCGAGCTCCCCTCGTCCGCGGCCGCCTCATCCACTGCCCCCTGCAGCCGGCTCTGGTACGGGTCGTCGCGTTGCAGGGCGCCGTGTTCGTCCACGAAGTGGATCGTGACCTCGGCTCCCGGCTTCGGCGGCCTCCGCGTGACGGTCGTCGTGGCCTGGACCTGACGCTTCGTGTTGCCGATCGGCTCGAGACCGATCGTGATGACGATCGAGCCCTTCCCCTCGGCGTCGATCACCTTGCGGGCGATCTCACGCAGCGCGGTCGTGGCCTCATCGTTCACGCGGCCGCCGGTGATCTTGGCGAACCACTCCGCGAACGATTGGTTCTTCAGCGCGTCAGACATCCGCGCTCCTCTCTCCGTGCTCGTTG